CATGGTTTTGTTTTGATTGCTGATTTCTGCATCAAAGATGATACTGCCTGTATAGTTCCTACCATACAAGCGCGGTATTTTATTATCCGTAGCTGGAGGGACTTGGATTTTTACACCAGGATCTTTTTGTCCAGCAAGACTTGCAGGTTTTTCATAGACACCTAATAGTTTTGCTGTACCAATTGCTAAACCTGTGGCAATTAGACCAACAACAATCTTACCAATGATTGTTGCAGCAAAAACTTTACCTACAATTGCTGTAGCAATAGCTGAGAAAATTGCCATTTATGCTCCCTCATATACGTAGTTGGTTTCAATTGGCTTCCAACCACGCTTTTCTAAATTAAAGTCTGGACTTATTGTCATATTTGTAAGAACAAAATTGTCAATTACACCATTTTGTTTTAATTGCTTACCAAACTTTACGTATTCCATTAATAATCTGTAACCCATAGTTGTATTTCTGTACTCTGGTTCAACCCACCAAGCCATTTCTTTCATTGTCTTGATGTGAGGTAACCATGGATCACTCATTACTTGTGCAATCAACATACCCTGCACAACATCTTCATGTTCTGCTACCAGTATGCAGCCTGCACTTTTTACTTGTGCAAGAAAGTGTTGCACACCTCTATAATTGTATTCTGGATCATGATAAGCATCTACTGGAGCACTGTTGGCAAAGTTTACCATTAGCTCCATTACTCTATCAAAATCTTTCAAATCTGCATGTCTAATCATTATCTTTCCTGCTGATTGTTATCTTCAAATCCGCCGCGGCCACCGCCGCCTCCGCCTCCACCTCCGGCGCCTCTACCACCACCATATTCTTTACCAAAGTCAAAGCTGGTGTTTTGCAGTGCCTTAACGCGGTCCATACTTAGATCACCGGGATAAAAACGTTTGCGGTCAGTGCTGTTAGTTCTTTGACCACGCACCTGTGTTTCTAATAAACTGTTTAAACTTGCACAAGTGATACTGATTTGGTTAGTGAGTTCACCTGATAGGAAACTTGTGGTTTCATCCACAGCAAAGTTAGTAATGATGCCTCTGTAACGTTCAAACATTTGTCCAGGTATTGGTTGCAGTGTTTCAGTATCAAAGAAGCCTCTGCGTACAACCACATTGCCACCTTTGATGCTGGTGCTTAACACAATGTCCATGTAGCTGACATCACTGGGGATACCACTTAGTGTGATCATTACATCACCGTTTGTGGTTTTGATATCTTCTGTTACATCACCAATCTGCAAGAACGCACCCAACTCTGTGTAATTGTTGCCATCAATTGTAATTGGCTGATATGCACTGCTAATGTAATAGGTTACGTTAGCCAATGTAAGGTCAATGAACAGTGCATGACTGATCTTACTGCCTTGAACTGCTGTAATTGTAGTAGTCATTAGTCTTCAATCATCTCCACTAGTTCAAATGGGCTATCCCATGCAATTCTATCATAGGGCACCACAGTGTAACTGGGCTTCTTAATCAGCAACATATTCCAAGTGACATTGCTGCCAACTTTGATGCCGGCACCAACCTCAGTATAACCTGCTTGGTCAATGAATGGTCTGTTGATGGGCACTGTGATTGTGCTGCCACTGCCACGCTGTACATCTGCCGTTACAGTGTAAGGATATTTGTAAGCACCAGTGGGCATCCAATAGTCACCTTTGCGGAAAACATATGAACTTGCACTAGCACTCACTGAACTTACGTTCATTGTAACGTTAAGCACGTTTGCGTTGGCAATGGTAATGCTGCTAATTTGACCTGCACTTAGATCACCTTGATATTCAGTAACATAAGCAATACGTGAATTTGTTTGACCAACGTTAATGGTTGTGGTCTGCACTCTGTCAATCTTATCCAGTTCTTCTAACATGCTTCTATTGGTGCTGTACTGCATGCCATTGTGCATTTCAATAATCATTTGCCATGGAACATTGCTAGCAATGCTGCTAACTTTAACAATGCCGCTGCGGCTTACAGTATAACCTGTTACTTTTCTGCGTTCAATGGTTAAGCTAACGCAGTTGTCTACTATTGTTTGTAGGCTCATCTTGGTAATCTCCTAGCACCCAACTGGGTTACGCTGTAAATAAATTCTGGATCACGTGCTACCATTTGTTTGAAACTCATTGCATCCACAGCATTGATGTTGTAGTTTACAGTTGTACCACCTCCACCACCTAACAAGTGGTTTGGAATCATTGTGCCGGATGTGTTAGGCATAAAGAACTCTGGTCCTTTCTCACCTACAATGTAACCTTGGTTAGCTTTGATTGGACCACCAGCAGCAGCAAATCTTAAGCCAGTGTCAGCAATAGCAGGCAGTGTTGTTGATCCTGCGCTGCCACCAAAGATACCACCAATAGCGCTAAAGATAGTTCTTAGAATCAATGCTCTTAGACTAATAGCAATTAAATCTCTGATAATTGATTTAGCAAAGTCACTGAAGTTGAATTTACCAGTCTTAACAAAGTCACTGATAGCATTTTCTAAGTTGTTGAAAATGCTGCTGGTTGCATCAACAGCAACTTGGAATGGTGTGATGCTGTCTTCAATACCTTCAAAGACGCTTCTAACACCTGCTAGATAATTTTGTCTGCGCTGTTCTTCTAGCTGTTGTTTCTTTTCAACATTTTCTCTGTTATTCTTATAACTTTCTTCTAGATTTTCTAGTTCTCTTTTGATTCTATCTTTTTCAATTTGTTCAATAGCATTGTCCAATTGAATTTGCAGTGTTTTCTTTTTAGAAACAAAGTCAGCTTCAATCTTTAGCAGTTGTCTAACATTTTCTGCTTCTCTGCTGGTTCTTTCACCTGTTAGTTCTAATCTTAGATTTTCTAGTTCAGCAAGTTGATATGTTTGATTAATTTCTGCTTGCTTGTCAGCAATGCTATCTTGTACATTTAATAGTCTAAGTTTTTCTAGATAGTTGCTTTCACTGATTAGGCCTAGATTTGTTTTTAATGTCTTTTCTTGATTGGCATACTTCTCATTGATTGTTGCAATTGCAGCAGCTCTTTCTTGTGTGCTTAACAACTGTAACTTTTCAATTTCACTTACGTCTTTTAATCTTTTCTCTTCTAGTGCAGCAAGTTCAGTGTTTAATCTAATTTGATCCTGCGTTAGGCCAATGTTCTTAAGTTCAGTTTCATATTTTCTTGCCATTGATTCTGTTTGTGCATCAATAGCAATCTGTAAGTCAACAGCAGCATCACGTTGCTTTTCTAAGTCACGTGCTAGTTTTTCAGCAAGTCTGCCTCTTTCAGCATCTGCTTTTGGATCTGTTAGTGTTCTATTGGCTCTGCCACCACCTGGACGTGCTGCTGGAGCCTGTGGATTTAAAATCTTATCCATGCTCTTTTGCCATGCTGCACCTTGTTTTAATATGGTATCAAACATGTCACGGCCAGCATCTTTGGCTTTGTCAAATTGACCAGTTAATGCATAGTAGATAACCTGACTTACACCTTTTAGTGTAGTCCAAAGTTGTGCAAGTCCTGTGATTAGTGTTGAAACAACAACAGCTAATCCTGCCATAGCAGCCTTAAGTATGTTAATACCACTTTCAGCATCACCACTGGCGCTGAATACTTCACCTAGGCCCACAATCATTTCACCAAGTGGTGCAATAATTTCCATAACAGTCAACATGAATTCATTGAATCCAGCGCGGAGACTGTCATAGTAACCGCCCAGTTGTTCTGCAACTTGACCTTGACGCACTTGTCTTTCTGTTAAATTGCCAACACTTTCAGCTAGATTGTCCCATTGTATTAATCCAGCGTTTCTACCAAATAGTTCAAATGCTAGTGCGTTACGTGTGGTAGCATCTGGCATCTTTGCCAGTGCATCAACAGTTTTAATGATTGCTTCTTCTGGTGTTAGTGTCTTGATATCATCTAGTGTGAAGCCTAACTGCAACAGATTCTTTTGTGCCTTGCTGCCCATCTCAGTTGCGTCATACAAACTGTTGGTCAGCTTTACAATCATTCTGTCAGCATCTTCAGCATTACCACCGGCAGCTTCTAGTGCATTGCGTAGGTTAATAACTCTAGCAGCACTGATTTCACTGGCAGCAGCAATGTCACTGATATCATCAGCAATTGTAAATGCACTGAACACAGTTTGAAGTGCAATTAATGGTGCTAGCAGTGCAGCCAATTGTGTTTGAAGTGCTAGTGCTGCTTTTTGTGCCGCACCAGTTGCTGTGGCCATTGCAGTCATACCAGCAGCACCAGCAGCACCAGCAGACGCTGCGGTAGTGCCTAGTTTAGCTGTTTCTCTTTCAGCATTTTGTAAGCGGGCTAGATAATTTCTATCATCTAATTCTAATGTAACTTTGACTGATGCCATATTATAAACCCCTTACTAGTTGATTGAGCCTTTTTTCAATGTATTCAACAGTAGGTTGAATCATACCATCTGGTGCTTGCTTACTGTAGCCTTCATCTAGGCGTTCTGAATAAGCATAGTCACCAGTTATGGTTTTTGTTATGTGATCTTTTCTTGTATTACGGCGAGCATTGCCTGGCTTATAACCAACAGGTGGTTTACTTTTCCAAGTGCTGGGTTTGCCAATTGGCGTGGTCTTTTTAAAGAAATCATAAGCGTCATCAAAAACAGTCTCAGCAACCTTTTCAAGGCCCTGTATTGATTTGTTAAAACTGTTAAAGTTGACGCTGGCTTTCATTTCTTTTCCTTAAATTTCTTATATTGCTCTAGCATAGAATCATCAGTTATAGGTTTGTTAATTTGTTGCATGTTATTTTTATTTGATTTCTTATGCAGATGATTTTCATATGTAATAGCTGCATCCATAATAAAAATATCAAAAGTATTTGCTTTAGTCATTACTTCACTGGGTAACATACCATAACGTTTGCCCAGTGTGTCTATAACAAGTACCATGTTTAACTCAACTGAATCCTCCGGCAAATGCTCGCGTGTTAGTTTCCCAATGTTTCTACCACTTTTTGTAGAATTTTAACCATTAGTTTACCTGGAAAAACCATGCCATCTTTGGCAATGATTTCACCTGTTTCATCTAACACTAAATTGTTTACAATGCGTACCATTTCCCCAATGTTGTCTGAGCCTGTCTTGGCCATTTCAACATACTTGTCAATGGGCTGACGGTCAAAGATCCAAAACTCTAGAGGCTCACCATATTCCTTGAGAATATCCTCATCATCAAGTTCTACTTTAATTAGTTGGGGTTTGGCTGCTAATTGACTTAATTTCATATCTTCATATCCTTTTGTTTTAAATGATGAATTGCTGTTATGATAAAAGCAATTCTATTTTTTGCTTTGCGGATATCAGCTTCCGCGCACATGAGTTCACTCTTGCACTTGGCTAATTCCATTTCCAGCGTCTGGAGTATCTCCTCCGCTGTGTGATTCTCCCATACCTGCATCTTTCACACTCTCTGTATATTTATTTGTTTTTGTTAATTCTATACCTAATTGCTTCAAAAAAGGCTCAGCTGATATCAGCTCACCTTTAATCCTCACAACTGGTACTCCTGCTTCAACACTGCCTGTCCAAGTGCCACCTGCACTGTGATCACGCAAATATTTTACTAGGGTTGGTTTCATTTCTAAACTCCTCAAAAGAGAAAAAGGCTCACCAAGTTACCTCAGTGAGCCCGTTTCTTAAGCGTTAAACTGTACCGCTTTGGTAGTCACCCACTACTTCAATAGTAACGGGTGCAGTCCAAACAGGTGCGGTAGGTGATACAGTTGGGGCTAGGGCTGATAGGTAGCCTTCACCTTGAATGTATTTGTCACCTGAGTCATCACCTGCCCAGTATAGTCTAAAGTAGATCTTTGTTTTGTTGTTGGTTAGATCAAAGATACCAGCAGTGCTAGCATTTCCTGTGAAGAAAGCAGTGTCATCAAGAACAAGAGTAGTATTAATACTGTTTGTGCTTGGTGTTGTTACAACCTTCTCTGAAAGGAAACCCAGCTCTTGCCAACGGAACAGTCCTGGTGTAGCATTTACAGTGATATCCTGTAAGCTAGGTACTGTTAGAACGTTAGCAGTAGTAGCAAATGCTGCGTTAGCATTAGCACTTAAAACTGCGTCTTTGATATCCAAACGTACAAACGTATCTGTAGTATTGACTGCAATATATGCCATTTGGTTATCTCCTTGTTAAATTGTTAAAAACCTAAATTCAAAATTATAAGTGATTCTGTCATCATTATATTCATTGGTCACACCGCACTCTCTCAAGTAACAGTTTGCAACACTGAATCTGCTGTTGACAACCTTGGTGATAACTGTGCTGATATCACCAGGCTCATTTTTGGCGTCCACTGTCAAATAGCCGTTTACAAGAATCTCTTGTTGAAACACATCATTGTTGTCAATGGTGCTGAACAGTTGAGTACGCTCATTTTGGTCATTGTCCAAATAAAGTTTCTTCATGTTCTTATCATACAGTGCAACGCCTGCCGCACTGAATGGTAATTCACTACTGACGCTAACATTAGTGCCAGTTAGACTGGTACTTAAATTAGCTAATAATGTATTTCTAATAACAGCCATTATCTAACCCTTGTTATATTTCTTCTGCCACGTGTTCTGCGGTTTAAGCTGAAACGTACCATTTTCTCACCATCTTCAACAGTACCATCTGAATCTGAATCATACCAATCAAACATTGCTGTAAGTTCTGTGAACAAGTCTTCAAACTTACGGCTGTAATATTCAATCTTCTGTACTTCAGCACTTTCTGGATTGCCAAAGTCTGCTACTTTTGGTAAAAGATATTCTTTCATTGCATAGTAGCAGCACATGTCAGTAAAGTCACTTTGACGTGCTTTAATTAAATTTGGATTAAAAGCTGGAATGTTGTCTATGCTGTCATAGCCACCACCTGCATAACCCAAATACTGACGCCACTCCGCACTAGCACGTATCTTTTGATTGATACGTGCAGTGCTTTTGGTAGTGAGATCTTCAATATAATTGTTGAGGTTACCTGGCGCATCAGGCACGTCTGTAAAGTTGAACTCATTTGCCTCAAAGAGACGCTGGTCCTTGTCCTTTACATCTAGTGCTTCAGCGTAGCTTAACACATTACCGCCTGATACTATAAACGCCATTTGAATCTCCCTTACAATTAAGCTGTGGCTAGGTTTCTTGGAAGGTTGTTGCTGCGGAAGAATCTGCAGCCTACTGCCTGGCCAATGAGACCATCTAGTAATGCCTGGTTACCAATGTCACTTAGCGCACCAACAGCACCTGTGCTTAGACCACCAACGCCGTTAAGCTGCTTGGCTAGTGCTAGTTCATGTACTGGTGTTACTACAGCAATGTAGTAGCCAGCTGCGTCTGTTGGAGCATTTGCACCACGTAGACCAGCAACAGCAGCACTGAAGTGATCCAGTGTTGCACTGATGTTTGCAGCAGCGCCAGCAACGTTAGAAGCGGCAATAGCAGCAATCTGGTCAGCATATACGCGGGCAAAGCCGTTGCGTACTGTTGCTACCATCTGGTAGTTGTCCTTGTCAACGTCATTGAACATCTTAACAGTTGGTTCACGCTTTACAGCGTAAGCAAGTGCTTCAGGGCTCATGACAATTGAAAGGTCAGCGCCGGTTAGTGCTGTGTTTGCATAACCGTAGTTTGTGATACCGCTGATCTGGCTGATATCTGTTAATGCAGTTTCACTACCACGGAAAGCAACACGGAAACCAACTGTGTCAGTTGCCTGTGCTAATGAACGTGATAGGCGTGTTAGAACTGCCTGACGTACCATTGCAAAACCACCATCTTCTAGTGATTCTTCAGAAATTAGTGTACCTGCACCACGCTTGGTTGTGCTGAGGCTTACTGCTTCTGGTTTGAAATCCTGGTCATTTACACCTAGGATTGAACTGTTCTCAGTTACAGCACTTAGAGCTGCTGTCCATGAGTTTGTTACTGGGATCTTAACTTGGTTGCCTGTACCACCAGTAATGTTGAATGAATTCATGATGATTGCGGGATTTGGAAGCAATACTGCGTTATCAAAGTATGGCATTAAATCCGCAACAACATCTTCATACAGGGCTGTAACGTTAGCTGTTTGAGTAGCCATTTTTTATCTCCTTGTTTTGGTTGTTGTTGTTGAAGAGCCTGAGGTCATTAACTGTCTTGAAGCTAAATCACCCATCTTGTGGCTTTCCATATGTTTACGGATCATAGCATCTGTTATTTCACTTCTGCTGAGATTCCTGTTCTTTTCACGCACTTGAACATAAGCATTGCGGTAAGCAGGGTCTTTATTAAGTCTAGTTTCATCAATAGCTTTAACCACTGTTTCCTTAACACTCTTATCAGGTGCATCATAAGTTGCAACACCTACTTTTGCCATTGGTAGACCTAGGGTCTTGCCAATTAGCGTAACAGCACCCGCATAGTCCGGAGTTTCACCGTCCTGGGTTAAGAAAGTATCACCATTGCGTATAGCAAATGTGTCACCTTCTAAGTGCAGCATGTTACGGGCTTTCATCAAGTCCACAACTGCGGCACGCTGTTCTGTGTTCCACTGTGAAGGCATGTTGTTGTAGATATTACCAATGTGTTCTTTTAAAACACTATCAGTTTTTACACGCTGTAATTCAGCACGTAGTTCTTCAACAGTTTGCTCTTTTTTCTTTACTGCATCACGTAGACTAGCAACGTTAAGTCCTTGTTCATCACCAGCAGTGCGTAACTGCTTGACAACGTTTTTGACTTGATCAAAGCTATCTACTTCAAGCTCAGTAAGTAAACGCTGTTTGGTTTCTTCTTGAGCCTTTGATCCAATACGGTTGACATCATCACGTGTATACACACGCACTCCATCAACGTAGAGCTTACCATCACGTGTTTCCACTTTTGGTGTAGCACTCTTCTCAGCTTTTGCTTCAACATGTGTCTCCGCATCAGTAGCTGTATTAACTGGTTGCACGTTCTCTCCTGCAACTAGAGTATCTGTACTGAGTTCATCACTCATTTGTTATTCTCCTGTTTAACGTCAGTAGTACACGTAAGTTCAGAATAATTAGAAACCATTGTCTGTTGTTGAACTATTCAACAACTGCTCCAGTCTCTGGCGTATTCTGTCACGCATGTCCTTTTTAAATTGTTTGTATTCTTTTTCTTCTGCTGATTCAGCGGCTTCTTCTGCCATTTCCTCAGCGGAATATTCTTCTGCTTCCATTTCCATTTCCATGGCTGGAGCAGTTGCGTCTGTGATTGGACCACCAGTGATCCATGCATCACAGGTTCTATTGCTGGCACATTTGAAATCAAATGCTTCACAGTAACCTAGGTCACCTGCTGCAATAGTATCCCATTCATCACCTGTAGCACCGCCTGCGGCTAAGCCTGCATCAATGCACTGTAGCATCTTACTGGTTTGTATAAATGCTGCACAGTTACCACAGCGTGATTGCTTGGCTTCTTCAACTGACACACTCCACTTGTCTGCCAGTCTCTGCCAAAACTCTTCATTTGGTTGTGCGGGGTTTAGAGGACCATATGCTGCACTGTCAATAGCATCCTGTCTATTAACAAGATTTAGTGCAACATTGCCTGTGGCTGGAGGACATGCAACTGGTGCTGCCATTGGTGCAGCTGGTGTGGCATATTCCTCTTCATCCTCATCTTCCTCTTCTTCAGGCCCTTCAATTAATGCTTCATACTTTTGAAGAATAGCCATCATTTGGTCTACTTCACCTAGTTCTTGCTCCAGCGCACGTTTGTTATACTGTCTATTATAACTGATGCTGAAATCATCTGGCATGGTCATGTTTAACCAATCATACCAAATTTCCCAAAGTGCTGCTTCTGCATTTTCTAAGTTTGTAGCTTTGCGTCTAATCAACGCACTCAACTTATCATCAAACTGTTCAATCTGCTCACCACTGCGGCTTGCACGGATAAGATCCTCACTGCGTAACATAGCAATTTGACTTAGCTTTTGAACTTTATTGTCCACTAGGTCACGGATCTCATTGATTGCATCTAGAGGTGGACTCTTAAACTCATATACGTGAGTTGGCTGTCCAGTTAGACTTGCTTGAACTTTGACAATACTACCAGGCTCCCCGCCTACTTGTCCGTCATTTAATTGATCTGTTGTTTCATCTACTACCAGTGTAGGATGTGCGCCATATGTAATTGCGCTGTAAATTTCTGCCATGTCACCGTAGATACTGCGTTGAATCTGTGCAACGTCTTGTACTACTGTTGTACCAATGTTATTGTAAACTTTGGTGCTTTGGTAAATGGTCTTTAGTGGGATGTAACCTAATTCATTGGGCTGTACAACTCTATAGGTATTTTCACCTAGATATTCTACGCCTTCTACATCAATTGGAGGATTGTAACCATCTTCTGCACCCACAAACACTGTTTCAATAGTAGTGTCTGTCATGTAGCGGTATACGCTGTGGAAATCATTGTCTTCTACTTTGATTACAACTCTTTTTAATTTTAGGTTACCATCAATGTCATATGCATAGTCCCAATTGGTAACTTCTAGTGGACTGTGAACACGCCACTTAGGAATGTCACTGCCCACAGGCTTGATGCAGCTTACATGGCACACACCATAGATAGTGGTGTATACATCTACCATGCTCATGAATTCATTGATGCTGTTGCCTTCTCCGTCTACATCACCTAGGAAGCGTTCTGCTTCCACACTCTCACCAACATAGCGTTGTGGAGGATTACGGAAAAGGATTGCGTTGTATTCACTGACAATAAGTTTTACATAATTATAAAGAGGTGTATTGTCTAACTTTTCTAAATAGAAACTGCCAGTGATGAGGTCTTGACCTCTTTTGGTTTCATTGCTGCTATAACCAATCTCTACACGTGCTTTGCTTTTGCCAATTGCTTGGCCAGCGTCATTGGTTACATATGTGTTGATTACCTGACTGGGTGTATTGAAATCAACTTGGTAGGCACGTAGGTAACGTGCATTTTTATATTCAACACCACCATAGTAGCTGTTGATGCAGAGACGCCACTCACTTTCATAGCGGTCATATAAACTATGGTTAGTTGTTATAAAATCAATATAGGGTTTAGTGCTCAAGTTCTCTCCATATGGCCATATGGTGTAATTATTCTGTACTGTTTTCTAGTATATGATATTTATCTTTTAATTTGTTTTTGGTGTGTTTTTGCCGCATTTATTGACATATTTTTTTATCTGTGCTAAATATATTATATACACCAACAAAGGAGAACAGTATATGTTAACAATTAGAATTCCAAACATCAAACGCCTACCAGAGGTTATCACAGAACTACAACAACTCAACTTCAATTATGATATTGATTTGAACATTGTGATTGAGCGTTGGAGTGATGAAACAGAATTGGCAGAAGACAGTGAGTCAAATGTCACACGCATTCATGATTTAATTACTCAAGCAGGTGAATCAAGAAAGCAAATGGAACAACTAAGAGCACATCTAAAAGGAGAATAATATGTTGGCAACTAAGAACAAATACATTCACAAAGAAGTAACCACAGCGGATATTGAAAACATTCTAATGAGTGGTATGGACATTAGCCCACTGCTAAAAGTTCTAAAGTATTACAAGAACTTAAAAGACATTGGCATTAGCAAAACAGATCCAAACTTCTTTGACAGCACAGAATATCACAAGCTGGGCAATCAAATGGCATCTATCTGCAAAAACAAAGATCTGGTTAAGTTTGCTGCACAGGTATTGCGTCATGCATACTGCAATGGTGCAAGCATGAACAAGTATGACCTAGACTTTATTCAAGGCATTGAAGCAATGGCTGCTAAAGGTCAAAAGTTTACTAGAAAGCAAAGTTGGCAATTAGGTATGATTCTAACTGACTATTTGGAGTTTTAAGATGTACAAACAAAAACACACTAAGCGTGAGAGTGGTACTGACTTTGAAAAGTCATGGGGTATTCACATTGATGATCTAGCACGTGCAGAAGATGTCACAGTGGATGCTATTAGAATGCGTGTAATGAAATGGGGCAACCCATTTCAACGCAGAGCCAAGCCCAGCAAGTATGAAAAGAAGTATGGTAAAACACAAGCACAAATTGCACTGGATCTAGGCATTCACCCTATCACAGTAGCTTGTAGAGAACAAAAGTTTGGTAATGTATACTATGAAAGCAACATTACCACCACACGTTGGAACTTTAAGAAAACCATCAATGAAGACCAAGTGCATTGGACACAAGGTGGTAGTTGGCAATTTACTCTTAAGAGCACCTACTTCACACTAGAAGAAGCACAGGCTAAACTAGCAGAACTTGATGGAAAGTGATGTTATGCAGCTTACAAAGATTTGGGTAATGATCTGTGAGCCTCAAAAAGACGCTTATACCAAACCTTTCACAGGCACAGACATTAGTGAATGTGTGGAATACTTACAAGAGTATCTAGCTGCCAATACCAGCATAGGCACTAGAACAGAAATAATTCAAGCTGGTTACGTTGATGCAGGAGCAAGTATAAATGGCATTTAATGGCAAAACGCCTGACAAAGGCAGCGCACAGTGGAAGAAGAATGAAAAGATTATCAACAGTAATCCATTCTTACGTGGCATGAGAGAAAAGAGTGAAGGCTTCAGTGGCACAAACACAACCGGTACTGGTGGTTGGACTCCCAGTGAGGCATACAAGTCAAACTGGGATGCAATTTTTGGTAAGAAGGATAAAGATACCAATGAAGATGAAAAATAATATGTGGTTACCAGAAGGTGATACTTTCTTTGAAACACGTGGTGATTATGAATTACGTGATTATCAAAAGCTAATGCCCTACGTAACACACCGCAGAGTTGCAGTGGACATTGGCGCACACGTGGGCTATTGGAGCAAGCGTTTGGTTGAGGACTTTCAACTGGTGCATGCCTTTGAAGCTGAACCCACTCACAGCCAGTGCTTAAAATTCAATGTGGTTAAACCTAACATTAAATTTCATGAAGTTGCAGTCAGCAACAAAGCAGGCACAGTTAATTTTACTAAGAGCATTGACAACAGTGGCATGAGTCATGTAAGTGAAACTGGTGATGCTGTACCTTGCAATCCTTTGGATGCATATAATCTTAAGTTTGTGGATCTAATTAAAATTGATGTTGAAGGTCATGAACTACAAGTACTAGAAGGTGCTGCTGAAACCATTAACCGTTGCACACCAGTGTTGTTTATTGAAATATTAAACAGTGTAGACTTTGACACACGCAACAAAATCCTACAACTACTGCACAGTTGGGATTACACACTAAAAGATAAAGTTGCAGAAAATTACATCTTTGTGAGGTATGTTCATGAGTAATAGTTGGCATGGCGGCAAGGGCAGTAAACAGCGTCCCATAGAAGATAAAAAACGTTTTGAAGATAACTGGGACCGTATCTTTAAAAAACCAAAACCTGAGAAACAAGATGACAAAACAAAAAATAGTATTATGTGAGTTAGAATACATGGATCCAAGCACAGGCAAACCATTTACAGTTCAACGTGCATGGCCCTGTAAAGATCAACAGGATGCAGAAAATATTGTAAAGTATTATGGTATGAAAACAGGCGCATTCAACGCCAAAGTTAAAATTGAGGATATAGAACATGAAGAAAGCAAATAAGAACCGTCAAGCACTACTACAAAAGAAGCGCACCAAACGCAACCAATCACGCAAAGGTGTAAAGTATGACCCCAACAAGCTACTCAAAAAGGCAGCGCAAACTGTACAGGTTGGCACGCCATCAACTAATGTTACAGAAGATGGCAAAACAGTATTCACCATTTGATAAGGAACATAATGTAGTAAGTGAGACTAGTCCCATGGATTTCAAAGTCTATTGGGCTAATTTAACTGATACAGAACGTGCATTTGAGATATTGGAAAATACTGAGGCTGCACAGTTCATGCAGTTCTGGACAAGAATAGAAAATTCAATACCAAAGCCTCCCATTGAACCTTAACTTTGCCTAAGCCCTTGATATAGTCTAGCTTTAAGTATAGGTATCATACTATAAATATGTACTATGACCCCTTATGAAATACGCTTAGAGCTGCTTAAGTTGGCTTTTGCAATACTGCAAGCACGTGAGACCAAACCAGAACAGATGCCCAGTGCAGATGAAGTAATTCTACATGCTGAAAAATTAAATCATTTTGTCAGTCAAAAAGGTTGACAGATAACATTTAGATACTATAATTAATATTGTAAGCAGTGCATTGAAGTGTTGCTTGCCGTAACTGTAGTTTTAGATGTGTAGCTACAGTTGCGTTTCTACTTATTACCCCTCAAGTATTAACCTGCTTGAGGGGTTTTTTATGGTTGACAAAAGTTCAAAAAGTGTTATTATATAACTACAGTAATACTTTGGAGATTAGAATGCGTATAGCACTGGCACTAGCATTAGCAGTCAGCACAAGCGGCTGTATGGCGCACAATGGTTACTATAATGGTGGGTGGAATCCTCATTACAGTAGAAACTACAATAATGTCAGTGATAAGACTGTGGCAGCACTGGTAGGTGCAATTGCAGTGGGCGCACTGATTGAAAACAATCAACGTCAGCGTGAGCATGAGCGTGATCTGCTCAATACCAAACCTGCTCTAATTCAATTGGATGGCGTTTGGTACCGTCAAGAATATAAAGTGTATAAGCCATGCCCAGTTGAAGGTAAACGCCAATGTACTTTGCTAACTAGAACGCCTATCCAAAAATAATTTACATTTAGGTGTTGACAAATAGAGTTTAGATGCTATATTGTATATATGTTGTGCAATGATGCACAGCATGATCCGGGCATAATTAATGAGCCCATTACACTTAGAGGTGAATACAATGAAGTTAACTGGTAAAGAGCAAGAAATTATTGATGCAATTGACCGCATCACAAACAATCTTCCCACTGGAGATAGTACATGCATTGACCTAGAAGTTGATGTTTATAATATGTTCAGTTTCATAGGTGAACAGACCGCCGCATGTGCAGATCAACAAGAATTAATCCGCGGTGAACTAAAAACACTCAATCAAAACTTTGAAAATTTAAACAGTATTTTGTTAAGATTGGTTGACAAACAGTAACAAATACTGTACACTGAATAATGTGAGTAGTGGATGGACTGCTACTCACATTTTTAACCGGGCTAATAGAGAGCCCATTTCATTATAGGAAATATAAACATGAAAACACTAAAGTTAGTAAAAGACTATAATAGTCTACTCCAAACCACACCAACCGGCGTACCTGGCAGCACAGTGGTTCTTAATGCAGAACTTGCAGATATCCTAGAACTACAGCCACACTATCTACAACGTGATGAAAGCCTGCGTATCAAGAAGATGGCACCTATTTTCCGCCGTGGTGTTCCAACATTATATAATTTTGCCGCAATCAATATCACAGAAGAATTTGACCTAGAAGTAGGTGGTGATGTGATTCCTGTGAAGCCCGGCATGCATCTCTGTGATGGACACACAAGACGTTTGTTCTTTAAGATGTATCCTGATGCACAGCCCAACCATCCGGTTATTGTTACTGTGTACAGTGTGGACAATGCAGAAGCATACAAAGCCATTTATAATGCCTATGACAGTGCAGACAGCGTTGAAGTGGTAGCACATAAAATTCAAGGTGCATTCCGCGCATTGGGCATTCTAGATAAAGTAACTAGTCCTAAACTGAAAACTGGTGGCATTGGCACTGCAATTGGTATTGCCTATCCTGGTGACCACAGAGACAGCATTGCGGATAAGGTCAGCTTCTTTAAGGATGAAATCCTACTGCTGGATAGTCTAAATGTATTCAGTCCCAATGACAAGGATCTCAAGTTTCAAACACTGTGGGCTGCTGCTCTAATGCTAGCAAAAATGTATAACACTAGTACAGATACACCCACATATGCACGTATGATCAGTTTCCTACAAGGCATTGCACGTATCCGCAGTGATGATCTACAGTGTGGTGATACCAAGTGGGATGGTCTTACTGCAATGTTGTATGAAGTATTCAATCCTGGTAAAAAGAATTGGATTCCAGAAGGCGCATTGCGTAAAACCAGTTTTGCTACCATTGATGCACAAATGAACTTCTTCTTGTATGCAATGATTGAATTGTACATGAATGACAAGAAGTTGGACAAGACCAAAGGATTTAAACCTAAGTTTTGGAACAATTATGTCAGTGATGTAACAGATCAAGAAGTAGGCTATTACCGCGCTACCAAAGAAATGCTACGTGACATTTATTCTCTGTAATTAGGTTAACGTAACCGGCCAGCACCTCTTACACTGGGTAATGTGCTGGCTTTTACATTCATTTGCATTGGGAAGAGCTTGTGCGTAACGTAACGCACAGCGTCTGCCATATGGTCATACCCACTGTCTTTATCAGGTTGGCGTGTGCCTTCCTTGTAGGTCCATTTGACCATTGTTTCTCTGATACCTTTGCATTTGGGATCTATCAACAAACGTCTTTCTCCACTGCTGTTACACAATAGTCCATTCACACTGGCAATAGCATCAGCTACTGGTGGATTGGCTGCATCAGTTACTACTTTAAATCCAGCATTGTGTAGAATGATATGGTCACTGATACCATTGCTGTTGGTGTTTAATCTTTTGCCTGTGGCATCTGGATAAACATAAATTTGGCGGTTAAAGCCATAACGCAATCTAATTTCTTCACACAGCTCATTGGTATTACTACTGTAAATTGCTATTTCATCAAAGAAGTGTAGTCCCTTTTCAGTGCGTGTGGCAATTGCAGCACTAATGGGACTGGTGTTGAAGTCACAGCCAATGTGTATGGGCGTGTAATCTTCAATGCCTGGATGTGTTGCAATGTTTTCTTCAGTATATGCATAAAATATAACACCTGCGTAGTTAACAAATTGGGCAAGGTACTCCTGCTCAAATTCACGTTGACCCATGTCACGTTTAGCAGCTTCAATTTCTTCATGTGGAACATTACCACCATCCAATGTGGTGTACTGCCAACTCTGCCAATCCTCTAGAGTTTTAGCATTGTTCCACAAGTCAAAGAACCAATTGCCCATGCCTTTGGGTGTGCCAATGAACAGTGCGTGACCACCTCTGTCACTGAGTGTGGGACGCAATACCATATGCCATGCTGCCTTGTCAATGTCTGCACACTCATCCATTACTATGAAGTCATACTTGCCACCACGCAATGCATCAAAGTTATCAGCACTACGCAGTGTGATTTTACTGCCATTGACTAAGGTTACAGTAAGATCAGTTTCATTGATCTTCTTAACCCAGCGGCGTTCTATCAGCATTGATTTGAGGTCATCCCACAGCACATTCTTAACCTGTTTGTAGGTTGGTGCTACTGCTAGAATGCGTTGATTAGGAAAACGTGCAAATTTAGCCATCTCATTGATACTGAGATAGCTCTTGCCAAAGCGCCTTCCAGCACTAACGCACTTAAATCTTACTGTGCTGTCACTGATACGCTGCTGAGGTTCAGTTAACTTCATTTAAGCGTTAGTGTATTCTTATTTGACTTGCGTTCTTGGATTTCATTACCAAAGCCAACTAGGCCTGCAATGACAGTTAATGGTAATGCCCACCAACTCAAATGTCCAGCAAAGTGAGCCCACAGCATAACTGTGCTCCACAAGCTGAATGTGTTCAAACCCATGGTGAAATGTGTGCTGTCTTCATTGAGTTTTTTAAATGTTTCTTTAAACTTCATATCTTCATATCTCCTTGATAATGATGCCTGGGACACTAAAACAGGATACTATAATCAATATACGTGACACAATGCAACGTGTCTCCGTAGCTGTTTTAGGCCCAGGTCTTACTCAACTTTTTAATCATATATGTTTCCATATTCTATTTTTGCGTATTCTAGTAATTGTAGTTTCAGAAACAAAGGGATATGTTCTCATAGCCTCTGCATGTCCTAACTTGTACTTAATATCATACGCTTGTTGTTCAGATAACTTATCCATAGTACTTCTATTTCTGTTATGTCTGTCTCTATTGTTATCTGCTTGTGTGCCTAATTCTAAATGATCTGGATTAACACATTTAGGATTATCACACTTATGTCTAATTACTTGTCCTGCAGGTATAACTGCATTATGTAGTAAAAAGCTATATCTATGAGCTCCAATAATTTTACCTTCAACGTTGAACATTCCATAGCCATCTTTATTAATTGATGCTAGCCATTCCCAGCAATCATCTAATTTATTAACTTTAGACCAAAATCTAGATTCAACATTATTCATTTGGGTTAACCCATGGTAAAATCTGATTTTCTTCTGTATCTAAGTTATCCTCACGTTGTCCTAACAACACCTTGCCTAAGAAAATAAGCATTGTTGGATTGCCATTTAGTGCAACTTGGATTTGTGCTCTACGTAGACTTTGATTTAGCGCAAGGCGCCCTTTTGTAAGTTCCACGCTAAAATTATAGCGTAAGGTATTATCATCTATCCCAAACCATTGAGATATTTCTGTGTCCTTGCAGCCAATCTGTGCTAGCTTGAATACTTCTTGTGGATCTATAACGTGTTTATCACGGCCCACAACTACGCCCTCAACAGTTTTAGTTCCTGTCTTGCGTGGTTTGGTAGTGTCCCTCTTGGGGGTAGTAGGATTTTCTTTGCTCATGCTCTCTCACAATTACGTGTATGTCAGTGGTCAGTTAAACCTCTGTTAGCATTGATATTTATCCCAAATTAAATTTTTCTGCGTAATTGTGTGGTAGTATGACCCCAACTTGAAGGATATACTGCGGTATTAGCTACGTATGTGGTTTGTTCAATGGTACGTCTATCACTGTCAATAAAATGCTGTAGCACACGTTTATCCGCCTCAGTGAGTTCTGGTTTAAACAGTAGATCACGTATGTTGAATAAACGTATGCCTCTGATATCTCCTCCATTGCCTGTGAGGATTACGTTAAGTTTTTTAAGTGCTTGTTGCTGTAGTGTGTTCATGCTCAAATATTTACAGATAAAAAAAACCCCTATACCATTTTACTGATATAGGGGCAACTTATGAGCGTATCTAATTATATTATCATTTCAGGATGTCTAGAGATGGCAGTCTCTTTGACAATAATATTTATCAGCTGAATGTATTTTTATTAATAAAATTGTGTTGATTCTACACTGGCTATATATTCACTGTGTGCGTATGCATCTTCAGCACTTTCAATAACTGCGGGTTCATATCCCATATCTTTGTATTTGATATAGCCCCAAGCATCTAATTGGGCTAGTTTAAGATATTGATAATCCCAATATGTACAACAAAAAGCATTCCAAAGACGTGAATACTTCTGATGTGGGATATCTTTGTATAATTTAGCTGTATCCCTGTAATAAATTACATCAGTAAGTGTTTGATTGAAACTATCACCTAGCAATTTAACAACTATTGATTGTTTTTTTGCTATTTCATTTGCAAAATCCAATGCAAATTTATTTCTGTCAATAATAGGCAATACCTGTTCATTTACCCATTTGTAGTTATATATGTTTCTGTTCATATTCACATAATACAACATTTCAAGTAGAAGTCAAGTAGTTTATATTTCATCTGCCATCTGCTACGCATCTAGCAGTTGGTATCATAAAAGCAATTGCTCCGTTATCACTACGCATTGCTTTTATTTCTACCAATGGACTTATCTAAGCAAACATTATTTGTTGATTTGATGATAGCAAGTGGCAAGTCAGAAGGAACCTGTCTAAGGTTCCTTTTAAAAAAAGACTTGATGATTAGCCGTCTAAGCCCTTCCGGAAGTAGGATTTGTTTATACACTCAGTGCAAGGGACCTCACGCTCATTCCCTACCTACCGTGGCATGCATTTCTGCATTAGCAAGTGCGTTACCTTATATCTTGCCTGTTTATGCACTATAGGAGTGTTGCCGCATGTCAACATTCATGCTATAACAACCCGTTGAGTATCCTTGTTCTCACTCTCAAACCCCAGTGGGGGTGGATCATTATGTTACGTGTGTGCTTCTCAGGGCACCTTTTACACAGCGGTATTACAGACTGGCCCGCCAACCTTGTGTGTTGAAATAATTTGTGTTTTGGGAAATGCCATAGTTGCCATGTGTGCCATAATGCTTTTGTTCTCTAGTATTATTTAGTACGCAAGCTAAAAAATAGCCTTAAAACAGGTGTTTTTTGCGGTATCTTACTAAATATATATGTAGCAGTTGAGAACATCCATTATGTTGCCAAACATAGTTGCATGATATTGTTCTCCAACCGTATTATTCTCTAAGCTAGTGCTGTGGCCTCCATCCGTAGCACATCCCGGTTCTCAACTGCTACACCTCATAATTTTCCTCAAAAATTATTTGCTCAACAAAAAACCCCAGTAGCAATACTGGGGTTTCTTTTTTAGGTTTTTAAAATTTATTTGCCTAGTTCACGGCGTACCCAAGCCAGTGCGGCAGTGCCGCCCCAAAGTCCGTACGCTTGGATGGCTTTGCTTGACTCTGCATCTAAGCCCTTTGCTTTAGCAGCATCATAATCTGCTTTAGCTCTGGTTAGATAACTGTGCATACGCAACAGTGTAGTTTCACTGATATTTTCACCATTGGCCAATTGATTAGCACGTGCTAGTCCAACCAATGTGCCAGCTTTGCGGCTGGGTGGCACGTTATCTCTTGCTTCTAGTGCTTTACGTGCTGCATCTTGGACAGCTTTTGGTGGTACAGGCATTACATTACTCCACTTACAACAATGCCCACTAGTGTGGTAACTACCAAACCAATTACCAACCACAACCTTTCATCCAACTTATCAAACCTTTTCTCAAAGGTATCTTTGGTATCCTTAAGTTCTGTGCTTAGGGCATCTAGATCCATCTGCATGTGATGAAGATGGTTATCTTTGATTAATTTGATTTCACTGTGTAGTTCATGCAATTGAATTTGATGCTCTACACTTAAGCGTTGTGGTTGATTGCGTGGCATATCTTCTCTCTAACTATAGTTTGCTTCTTATTTCTGTAAGTTCAGTTCTATTTTGTTGTATGAGGCAGGGAAATGGTGTGCCGTTGATGCCGTAGCTGGGTACACTCCATAACCATTCATATTCACCGTGATCTCTACTCTTACACAATTTTTTTAATTTGCGTTTGTTAAGATCAAAAACATAAACTCTTGCCTTATACTTGCCCAAGGGAAATATTTCTTTGGTCTTAACTATGTCTATGAGATCTTTTTGCCAAGCGGCATAACTCCATGGACAGTCTTGACGTATTCTATAAAAATATTCTGCCCACTTAGCGTGAGGGTCTTGGCCTTGGCTTTGGTTTACCACGTCCGCGTCCTTTGCCCATTGTTGGTGTTTTCATAATGTCATCTCCTTGAATTTTAAATTTTGTTTTGGGTATAACATCAGTATACAATGCTTTTAGATCTATTGTTGATGTAGCCATTACTTTTTCTTATCCTTTGGTTTGTAGCCGCTGGCATATACTGCGCGGCCCTGTGCTTCAGCTTGTTTCTTAGTGGGGTAAGTTTTACCACTTGACCCCCACTTGTATCCACCGGTTACTCTTTTGACTGGCATATTATGCTCCTACTGGTATTACGTTAACAATGATTGGTGGTGCTGCTGGTGCAGTAACCGGGCTGGTAATTGTGGGATAATATGGGAATGTAACATTCACATTGTTTACATAGTAAACAATTTCCCAATAGTCATCACCGTCACTTTCAACCATCCAGTGCATTGAAACCACTTGTTCTTGTAGTTTTAATGGTGTAATTAGTGTTGCACTGTTAGCAACATCTGCACCATTCTTACGCAACCAGAAACGCATGATGTGATCTGCACTGTTGTCAGCGTTCTTAATCTGTATGCTACTGAATAACTTGTAGAACCCAGGTTTGGTAATGTTGATGCGTGAAGTGTTGTTAGCAATAACATCACTGTTAACCAAAGTTGTGTCTAATGGGAATGAGTAAATTGTGTCTGCTGCTGCTGGAACAATGTTACCCGCAGTGTAAGCAAACTCACCATACACACGGTCATAACCAAGTAAACGTCCAGTTAGGTTAATGTTGCCCGTGATGTCAACGTTACCACCTGCTGCAAATGTTGTTCTAATAACATCATCTTCAGTTAGTACTAAGCTGGTGTTACCTGGCTGTAGTTTGAGAGCCCATTCTTTGCTGCCAAAGCCTGCGCCATTGTCATTGCGGTCCAATGCAACAACCAAATTACCATTACGTGCTGCAACATTACTTAAGCCGTTGGTAACACTTAGTTTACTACCGGTATAAGTTGTAGCATTATCATAATTAATATTAGCCCATTGATAATTGGTTGCAGCAACAGTTAAATTATATAAATTACTGCTGTTAGCAGCAATGTTAGTTGAACTATCAAAATACATTGGTGCAAATGTAATTGGTTGCATTGCACCAGTTGTAGTGCTTGCATGGCTGGAAATAAGTGTATTACCTAATTCATGTGCTAAAACAACACCTCTAGATCCATTATCAGTATGCGGACTTGCAATTAAGTATAAACCAATACCACCATTATGGCTACCAGTCATGTCTCTGTTAGCAACGGCATTTATATATGCTGGTGCTGCCAGTGTGCTTAGGTTTGTTGTAGTATCAGTAGGGACC